AAACAGCACAGGTAATAATGCAGACGGTAATGCTGTAATCACAGGAGCCAATGCTACACACTTTACATTTGATGTTAGTAGTTATGGTGGCGCCGCAAGTGGTAATTTAGACCATACAAGAATTTTACAGTTTGATTTATCAGGCGTACCAACTGGTAGTGGTGTCACAACAGCATTATCTACAGCAAGTGGAATAGTAAACAACACTGGAAATATCACAACAGGTAGTACTATTACGCCTAGTTGGCATAGTTTACAATTATTGCCAAAGTATAGTTCCGAAACAGGCGTAGCAGAAGATTCAACCAAGGTATATTTTACCCATAGATCTGCTCAAAGCAGTACACCTTTAGACTTCACATTACATGAAGATGAAGCAAATGGAACATTGTCAAAATTACAATTAACTGCTAAGTCATACGATAAAGACGATACAGTTAAAGCAAAATTAGAAGTATTTTTACATGAGGTTATGATCAATCCTACATTAAATTTATTTGAATCTATTAATACTAATCAGGAATATACCAGCAACGCAACTGTAAAAGCATCTATAGGTTCTTATAGTTTAAATACAAATACTGAAGGTACAGAGATTACTTTTAACACTAATGAAGAAGCCAGAAATTTTAGTACATTAGTAAACAAATTATATTTTGAATATAGTACTTATAATACTCCAGGAGATGGAGGATTAGGAAGTTTAAGTGTAAACTCACGTGGACTTACTAATGTTAAAAATAATATTCAATTACAAACTGCCGAAGGGGCCGCAAGTGGTTTACCTGATGTAGGTTATGATACTACTGAAACAGCAAGTATACCTAAAGAAGCCAATACAAATATTAAAACATTTGATATGACTACATATGATACATTTGTAATAGATTACAGTTTAGATTATAGAAGTGGTTCAGACTTATATAGAAAAGTTGGAATACTACAATTATCAAGTTATGATTACGGTTCTGGTAATCCTGCAGATGTAATTATTCAAGACTATGGTACAGATAAAGCAGTCGGCGTAACAGGAAATGTTCAGTTCACAGCAAATGTGTCAAGTAGTGTATTAACACTTACAGCAATAAGTAGTGTAAATCAACCTTGCAATATGAAATATCTTGTAAGAAAATGGAACGCACCTTTAACTTAACATTTAATGTTTCTTAAAACACAAACCTCTGAAGATAGATTAAGGATTTGGAGAGAAGTTAGACAAAAGAACTTCTCTACAGAAAAAGAAATACTGAACGAGTTTTCTGAAATAAAAATACTATCTAGGTATTTAGATTACTATACACCATCTAGTTGGCCAACTCCTTTTGAAATAGTAAGTGAAGGGTACTTATGTTGTAGTGGAGTTACTATACTTATTACAGTAATTCTTATTAATAAAGGTTTCATTACTAGTGACCAATTATTGTTTCCAGTGATAAGTAATAACACAACAGGAGACTCTGGAATAGTACTTTTAAATAACGATAACGTTTATAATTTTACGCCAGGTAAAATTGAAAGTTGGGAATACGTTAAAGATAATTCAACTATATTCCAAACACATAAATTAGATAAAAATAAACTTTCTTATTGACTTTAATACAGTTATATAGTAGAATTATTCTGCGATAAATATTACTTTACAATACAGAATTTTAGGAATTTACACACATGCAAGTACAGAAAAGAGACGGCACATTAGAAGATTTAAACATTGAAAAACTACATAAAGTAGTAATGTATGCATGTGAAGATATATTTGGTGTTAGTGCCAGTGAAGTAGAAATAAACTCTAAAATTCAATTCTTTGATAAAATAGTTACAGAAGATATTCAAGAGACACTTATTAAAAGTGCCGCAGATCTTATTAGTGAAGAGTCTCCAAACTATCAATATGTAGCAGGTAGATTAATTAACTATCATTTGCGTAAGCAAGTGTATGGAACATTTGAACCCCCTTGTTTATGTGATATAATTCAGGATAATATAGATGCAGGATTTTACGATGCTGAGTTTACTGAACTATATACAAAAGAAGAGATCAATCAATTACAAGAATATATTGACCATAACAGAGATGAAGTATTAACTTATGCGGCTATGGAACAATTTCGTGGTAAGTATCTAGTACAGAACAGATCAAGTGGTGAAATATTTGAAACACCACAAGTAGCATATATGATGATTGCGGCTACATTGTTTAGCAAGTATCCAGCAGAAACAAGAATGAGTTATGTAAAAGCATATTATGATGCTATTAGTACATTTAAAATTTCCTTGCCTACACCAGTAATGGCAGGTGTTAGAACACCACAAAGGCAGTTTAGCAGTTGCGTACTGATTGAAACAGACGATAGTTTAGATAGTATCAATGCAACTAGTAGCAGTATCGTTAAGTATGTAAGTCAGAAAGCAGGCATAGGTATCGGTGCTGGTAGTATAAGAGCAGTAGGTTCTAAGATAAGGAGTGGAGATGCAACCCACACAGGCGTTATTCCTTTCTATAAAATGTTCCAGTCAGCAGTTAAGAGTTGCAGTCAAGGTGGCGTAAGAGGTGGTGCCGCCACACTATACTATCCTATTTGGCATTTAGAAGTTGAGGACTTACTAGTATTAAAGAATAATAAGGGCACAGAGGATAACAGAGTACGTCATATGGACTATGGTGTACAATTTAACAAACTAATGTACGAAAGACTTATTACTGGCGGTAATATTACATTGTTTAGTCCACAAGATGTTCCTGGATTATACGATTCATTCTTTGCTGATCAAAATAAATTTCAGGAACTGTATGAGAAAGCAGAACGTATGACAAGTATCAGGAAAAAGTCTATTCCTGCTATAGAATTGTTTAGTGCTTTTGTAACCGAGAGAAAAGACACAGGTAGAATTTACTTGATGAACGTTGACCATGCTAATACACATGGTTCATTTATAGAAGAAGTAGCACCAATCAAACAAAGTAATTTGTGTTGTGAAATTGATCTACCTACTAAACCCTTATCAGATGTAAATGATCCAGAGGGAGAAATAAGTTTATGTACATTAAGTGCTGTAAATTGGGGTGTAGTAAAAGACACAACTGAAATGCAGAAGATATGTAATTTAGCAGTTAGAGGATTAGATGAGTTGTTAGACTACCAAGAGTATCCTGTAATTGCGGCACAACTTAGCACAATGAACAGACGCCCACTGGGTGTTGGTATTATTAACTTTGCGTATTGGTTAGCAAAAAATGATAGCACATATCAAGAGCCAAATTTAGAACTTGTAGATGAATGGGCAGAAGCCTGGAGTTATGGACTTATCAAAGCAAGTTTAGAACTAGCACAAGAAAAAGGTGCATGTCCTAAGAGTAATGAAACTAAGTATGGACACGGCATTACACCTAACCAAACATATAAAAAAGATATTGACGAGTTAGTTAAACACAAGGAACGTTTAGATTGGAAAGAACTAAGGAAAAGTTTAAAAGAACATGGTATTAGAAATAGTACGTTAATGGCACTTATGCCTGCTGAAACATCCGCACAGATTAGTAATAGTACTAATGGTATTGAACCGCCTCGCAGTTTTGTTAGTATTAAACAAAGTAAGCATGGTGTATTAAAACAAGTGGTACCAGGATATCCTTATTACAAAAATAAGTATGATTTACTTTGGGATCAAAAGTCTCCTCAAGGATATTTAAAAATAATGGCAATATTACAGAAGTATATTGACCAAGGTATTAGTGTAAACACTAGTTATAACCCTGAACACTACGAAGATGAGAAGGTTCCTATGAGTGTTTTAATACAAGATATACTGACTTTTTATAAATATGGTGGCAAACAATTATATTATAATAACACCTATGACGGACAGGGCGAAATCGATGTTCATAAAGATGACGCTCAGGGCGAACTTGCCATTACTGAAATAGACGAAGAAGATTGCGAGAGTTGTAAAATATGACAGTATTAGATACCAAAAACAAAACACATCATACTAAGGCTAAGATGTTCTTAGATCCTGCTGGAGGCGTAGCCGTACAGAGATATGATACACTAAAATATAAACAGTTTGATAAACTGACTGATAAGCAGTTAGGATTCTTTTGGAGACCAGAGGAAGTAGACATACTTAAAGACGCAACAGATTTTAAAAACTTAACTGATTTTGAAAAACATATTTTTACAAGTAATTTAAAAAGACAGATTATTCTAGATAGTGTACAAGGCCGTTCCCCTAATTTGGCTTTTCTGCCTATAGTAAGTCTTCCAGAATTAGAAACCTGGATAGAAACTTGGGCATTTAGTGAAACTATTCATAGTAGAAGTTATACACATATTATCAGAAACATATATCCTGACCCAAGCAAAGTTTTTGATGAAATGTTAGATATACAAGAAATATGTGATTGTGCAGATAGTATTACTGAAAATTATGACAAACTTATAGAGTATAACTTGTTAAGACAAAAAGGTTATAAAACTTATGATGAGTATGAGCATAAGAAAAGAATATGGTTAGCAATTATGAGTGTAAACATCTTAGAAGGTGTTCGCTTTTATGTATCATTTGCATGTAGTTGGGCATTTGCTGAACTTAAAAGAATGGAAGGTAATGCTAAAATTATTAAACTTATTGCACGTGACGAAAATGTACACTTAGCAAGTACACAACAAATGCTAAAATTTTTACCACAAGACGACAAAGACTTTGCTAAAATTAAAAAAGAAACAGCAGAAGAATGTAAGCAGATGTTTATTGATGCTGTTGAACAAGAAAAGAAATGGGCAGATTATTTGTTTAAAGATGGAAGTATTATTGGACTAAATGCAGAATTATTAAAGCAATATGTAGAATTTATTGCGGCCAAACGAATGCACGCCGTGGGCTTGGAAAAGATATATAATAGTGGTACTAATCCTTTGCCTTGGACACAGGCATGGATTACAGGTGGTTCAGTACAAGTTGCACCACAAGAGACAGAAATATCATCTTATGTTATTGGTGGTACCAAACAAGACGTAGATGATAAAACATTTAAAGGATTTAGTTTATAATGTACGCAGAAATATTAAAAGAAAATCTAGGTAAAGTAGTTTCTATAAAAACAACTGCTGGAATAGAGATTATAGCAACATTAATGGGTTTCGATGAAAAAACAGAAAATTTGACATTACAGAACCCTCAATTAGTAGTAGTTACAAATTCTATAGAAGAAGAGCAGGCAGTAGCAGTTGTACCATATACTCTTACAAGTCACTCTAAAGAAACATTTATTTTAAGAGAACAATATTTATCAGTTGGGCCAGCAGATGCAGGAACATCATCAGACGACTACTTGCAATTTATTTCAGATAGAGACAATAAAAACAGATAGTCTTTAAAGATAAATAATACTATGCCTAAAGTAGCAAGATTTTTAGATATGGTTGGAACTGGTGTTATCCAAAGCACCAAGCCTACTGGCGTCTTTGTAGAAGGTAAACCTATTGCAACATTAGGCGATATGATTTCCACACACGGTGAAGCACCACATATTCAACCCACAATCATTTTTGGTACTTCAGCCACAGTATTTGCCGGAAAGGCAAGCTCACCAGTCGCAATGGTAGGTTCAAAAGCATCATGTATGCATTCTGTTACTATGGGAAGTTTTACGGTTAATGTAGGTCTCTAATGTCCAACCTAGTTTCTGTACGTGGTCCTCACGCCAGAAATACTAATGATATAATAAGAATACAATGGAACATGGGAAACTCATGTAATTATCAGTGTGAGTATTGCCCACCTATTTTACACAATGGGACCAAGCCCTGGTTAGATAAACAACAGTACATAGACGCAATAACACGTCTGTCAACGCATTACAGCTCTTTAGACAAACAGACAGAGTATGAGTTAATAGGTGGTGAGGTTACTGTTATTCCTGGCTTTGAAGACATAATTAAAACTATAAGCGAACACAATAGTAGCAGTATCGTATACAGTAATGCTAGTAGAACTGTAAACTGGTGGAGTAAAGCAAAACACTATATGGATAAGGTAATTCTAACTTACCATCCCCAATCCCAAAATTCCCAGCATTTTAAAGCAGTTATAAACGAAATTAAGGATTATGTACATATTGACATAAACATCGCTGGAATAGGCGGAGACGTGCTCAAATTGGGCGAATTCGCAGAGGAATTGCGTGATTTATTTAAAGGTTGTAAACATAATGATTACAATATGGTAAGTATATGTGTTAAAACCATGTATAAGAAGCTCTTAGGACGCCAGAACAAGCAGGAAACATATTGGCAATACACTACAGAAGAGCAAGAAGTGTTAAAAAAACCAGGCATTATACAGCAAATTATACCAGAAAGAGAAAAGTTAAATATACCAGATGCAGAAGAATTTCCAGAGCCTAAGCCTGATCCAAATGCTTGGATGACAGAATTCTTGTATGATGATGGTACTGCTGAGTATGTTCAAAGTCATCAGATAATAGATAAAAAACTAAACAGTTTTCAAGGTATGCGATGTCATTTGGGTTTTGAAAGTTTAAACATAGATGCTAGTGGTGACATGTATAGTAGTTGGTGTGGTGCTGTAAACTTTGGAAATATATCAGATACTAATTGGAATTTACCGCAAAGTAAAACTACTTGTCCTTATGCATTTTGTAATAACATAAGTGATATATCTATAACAAAAACTCTAGATTGATATTTTTTTATTATTTGCAAATTTACTAAGCATAGACAAAATTGAATTATGGTATCCAATATTTGTACCAAATAAGTCTACCCTCCAATCAGGTATATATGCATTAGATACTGCATTTCTTTCTTCTATAGTATTAAAAATATGTCCTTTATATGATATTGATATTTGTTTAGAATAATCGTCTTTATATTCTATATTATATACATTAGTGTCTAATATACTTT